ACCCCACACCCTCAGTGTTTCAGTGGTCACGATGACTGCAAGACAGATGAGAAGTGGCCCATCATGGCGTACCGTGCGTTCTATAAAGTAGACAAGACTAAGTTCGCAAGATACAACAAGGGCAGAGATATGCCCAAATGGATGAGATAAAAATGCTTGAGACACTTATTATTATACACCTTATTCCTGTAATAGTTATTGCAGTTGTACATATTATATGATATAACTACTAGTCCAATGTTGGACCTAACCAATAGAAAAGGAGAATTGATATGCCATTAGAATATATTCCAGAGAACTTAGACTTTGATGTAACCTTTGAACCAACCCGTGTTGCTGACAAGAAGTATGTCATCGACAATAACACAGGTGAACCTATCGCTATCGTAGGCAAAGACTTTACCTGTGCATCACATGGTGACTTCTTTCGCAGTGTAATGGACACAGTGACAGACAACCTATCTTCATATGAAGTGTATGGTGCGACTATTGCTTGGAAGGATGCACACAAGAATGGTTGGGCTATGATGGACATGACCCTACCTAATGTAACTGCCAAAGTTATTACACCCAAGCATGAGACTGAGGTTGCACAGCGCATCATTGCATTGCATGGTGTGGACGGTACATGTTCTAACACTGTACTGTTTGGTGCTATCGACTTCTTCTGTACCAATGGTATGATACGAGGTGAGCATGACAAGGTACGCCGTAAGAATACGAGTGGCTTCAGCCTTGACAGGTTCATTGGTCAGCTTAACCGTAGTAAGCAGGACTTCTATGCACAGTCTGAACGCCTACAAGGATGGGCTAACACACCTGTATTCTTTGGTGACGTTAAACCTATGCTTGAATCTCTGCTCAAGTCAGACAAGACAGCAGAGAAAATGATGCTGTTGTATGAGCAGGAAGCTAACGTCAGAGGGCATAATGCTTGGGCATTGTACTCAGCGTTCACTAACTATGCAACGTATGCTGATGAGCGTAACGGCTTCAAGCTACGTAATACTGGTGGTGATACACAGCCTGTGTCTATGTTCCAGCGTGAGGCGAAGGTGTCTCAGTGGATTGAGAGCAAGCAGTTTAAGGAGTTAATTGCAGCATGAAAACCGTAAATGACATGGTACAGAAGTATTATTCTTCTAATGATTTCAGTATGTTAAGAGACAAGTCTAAGAAAGACTATCAATATTTCTTAGGCATACTGACTGACACGTTTGGTGACATTGCCTATGATAAACTAACAAGTAAGCAAGCCAAACATGCGTATGAAGAGTGGGTTGTGCGAGGTATCAGCTTCGCCAACCATGTCTGTACTGTGTCATCTCTCGTGTACAGGTATGCTATCGACATGGAGTATGCTACAGTCAATCCGTTTGCTAGTGTTAGACGTAAGACATCCCCACAACGTAAGGTAGTATGGTCAGAGAATGATGTTCGTCAATTCCTTGACACAGCTTATGCTGACTTCAACTACCGCAACATAGGGTTGATTATCCATATGACCTATGAGTGGTGCCAAAGGCTGGGTGATATGCGCTTACTGACATGGGATAACATAGACTTAGATAATCGTAAGATGTACCTAGAGCAGAGCAAGCGTAGGGCAGAGGTAACATTACCTATTGAAGATGATTTACATGACATGCTTGTACAACAACATGATGACTTCGGCTTTCAAGAGTACGTTGCTCCTCGTCCTACGCCCGTCAGTGGCTCTTACGAACCTTATAGTATAGATAGGCTAGGTAGAGTAGGTCGCTCAGTGATGAGGCTTGCAGGGCTATCTAATGAACTACGTCTTATGGACTTACGTAGGACTGGTACAACACAGATGGTTGAGGCAGGTGTTCCTATGGGACAAATCATGTCGGTTACAGGACACAGTAATCCTCAATCAGTTAAACCTTACATGAAAAATACGTATGCATCTGCAAATAGTGCATTGACAGCTAGAAAGTCACATGGTATAAGCATATCAAGTGCCGACAAGGAGAGTGTATAATACATGTATAATATATATAACATTATAAGTGATATGGATATTCCTGTAGGACATACAGAAAGGATGAACTGTCCTGCTTGTAAGTCATACAAGACATTCACTGTGACTAACAACATGGGTTCCTTGGTATGGAATTGTTACAAGGCATCCTGTGATGCTAGTGGTGGTACTCGTGTTAATCTATCTGCCGATGACATCCGAAAGGGTTTCAAAGGAGCAGATGATTATGCAGAGCAGGTTGTTAAGTTTGTTATGCCTGAGTATGTAGTACCACATGGTAATCGCCCTGCGCTTGTCTCATGGTGTGACACATGGGGATTAGATGCAGATGAATTAGGCTTGATGTATGACGTTAAGGAACACAGGGTTGTGTTTCCTGTTGTACATGATGGCATTGTAGTTGATGCCACTGGCCGTTCACTAGGAAAGCGTATTCCTAAATGGAAAAGATATGGAGATAGAGGCTTGCCATATACACACGGTTGTGGTAAAGTCGCTGTAGTTGTTGAGGACTGTGTAAGTGCCGCCGTTGTTGGTTGCGGTTCCTTTGTCGGGGTTGCTGTGTTAGGAACATCTCTCGCCGAAGCACACAAAAGGTATCTATCACAGTTCTCAACAGCAATAATTGCACTAGACCCTGATGCCTTACCTAAAGTTCTGGGTATGGCAAAAGAATTGAGAGGTTATGTATCTAGTGTAAAGGTATTACGTTTGACAGATGACTTGAAGTATCGTAATGATGTAGACCTAACCAACTTAACCAACATGATAGGAGAATAGAAATATGGAATTATCACTGATTAGAAGTTTGATGGACAAAGAGTTCTATGATGACCATCGTGGCGCACGTTGCCCAGACCGTTTGTTTAGCAAGGACGTACGTAAGGTCAAGCAATCAATAGACACAGCTATGGATAAGTATGAACGCAGTGTTACACCTGATGAGATTGAAGCACTGTTCATGTCTGACAACCCAACACTCACTACAGCACAGAAGCAAGCATACTCTGCCCTGTTCCTACAGGTTAAGAAAGAAACCCCTATGGGCAGTGACATTGCACAAGAGGTACTGTCTAAGCTATTCCAGCAGGTAGTGGGCGAGGACATTGCCAACCTTGGCTTTGACTACGTGAATGGTGACAAGACTAGCCTTGAGCCTGTACGTATCCTGCTTGAGCAGTATGGCGATGACTTCACGCCCAACTTAAATGTTGAGTGGGATGACATTACTATTGAGACGTTGCTAGCAAAGGCTGACCTTGAGGCACGTTGGACATTCAACATACCATCTGTTGCACGTAAGGTAGAGGGTGTTAATGCTGGTCAGCTTATTGAGGTAGGTGCTAGACCTAACACAGGCAAGACATCCTTCCATGCTAGCATCATTGCTGGTCCGGGTGGGTTTGCATCACAAGGTGCTAAGTGTATCATCTTATGTAATGAAGAAGGTACACATCGTGTCGGTGCTAGATATCTTACCGCCGCCGCTGGTATGTCAGCCCGTCAAGTAAAGGACAACATGGGTCAGGCCCGTGCCGCTTATGGTCAGGTGTATGACAACATCAAGATTAAGGATGCATCTAACCGTGATATGAATTGGGTTGAGTCTGTCTGCAAGACGTTCAAGCCTGACATCCTAGTGTTAGACATGGGCGATAAGTTCAGCAAACAGGCTGGCTTTGCTAGACCTGATGAGGCACTAAAGGCTAACGCTATCCATGCCCGTCAGATTGCTAAGACACATAACTGTGCTGTGTTCTATATGTCACAGTTATCTGCTGAAGCAGAGGGTAAGGTGATGCTGAACCAATCCATGATGGAAGGTTCACGTACAGGTAAAGCTGCGGAAGCTGACCTAATGGTACTGATTGCTAAGTCTCCTACTGTCGAAGGACAAGAAGAAGAGAGTCCACTACGTCACATCAACATCGTTAAGAACAAGTTGAATGGTTGGCATGGTATGGTGAACTGTGAACTAGATTATCAGACAGCGAGGTATGTAGGATGAAGAAACAATTTGATAGAGAGTTACATGATACCTACGACAACACTGCACGAGTGAGAACAATGGAGTTCATGCAGGTCAAAGGCTATGAGATATGGGAGAACCCTAACATCTATGGTCAAGACCTAATAGCAGAGAGTAGCAAGGGTAAGTTCTACGTTGAATGTGAGGTAAAGGCTGTGTGGAAAGGAGATGTATTCCCCTACGATACAGTCCAGTTACCCCAACGCAAGGCTAAGTTCTTCAACAGACCTACGCTGTTCTTCATATGGAATGATGAACTATCTACTGCAGTTACGTTTAAGTCTGAACAAATAAAAGACTTGACACCAGTAGAGGTATCGAATAAGTATATAGCAAGAGGTGAGTTATTCTATCAGATACCACTTGATATGACACAGATTATAAGGATGAACAAATATGAAACTAACACTTGATGTAGAGAATACAACAACAGAACGAGATGGTAAGATGCACCTTGACCCATTTGAGGCAAGTAATTCTCTTACTATGATTGGTATGTTGGATGACCAAGGTAATGAATACTCAATTACCTTTGACCACAATGACGCAGAGCCTACACCCAATGGTCACGCTATTGTACAGGCTGAGTTGGATAAGGCTACTGTACTTATTGCACACAATGCTGCATATGACCTAACATGGTTATGGGAATCAGGCTTCACGTATGATGGCCCTGTCTTCGACACGATGCTTGCTGAGTATGTATTACAGCGTGGTATCAAAGAGCCACTGTCTCTTGAGGCTTGTGCAGAACGGTATGAGTTAGACACTAAGAAGCAGAGTACCCTTAAAGATTACTACAACAAGGGTTACACAACACGTGAAGTACCTCATGCCGAGTTATCTGAGTACCTTAGTTCTGACCTACACGCTACTCAACAACTGGCACATAAGCTGATGCTACGTCTTAACAGTGAAGCAGATGCAGGACTACGTGGTACGGTAGACCTAACCAATGAAGTAGCACCTAGCCTTGCTAGAATATACTGCAATGGTATCACTGTAGATATGGACAAGTTAGATGAGGTACGCTCAGAGTTCGAGGCAGAGAAGGAGGTATTAAAGGATGCATTACAGTCTCATGTTCGTAATCTTATGGGTGATACACCTATTAATCTTAATAGCCCAGAGCAACTCTCTTGGGTTATCTATGGTCGTAAGGTAATTGATAAAGCAGATTGGGGTAATCGTATTGACCCATACATGAATGATTCTGACTTCCGTAGTATGATTACTACAGGTACAGAACGTCTATACAAAACTAAGGCAGAGCAATGCACTGTATGTAATGGCTCTGGTCAAGTTAGAAAGGTAAAGATAAATGGAGAACTATTTGCTAAACCCAATCGCTGTACGTCATGTAACGCTATTGGTTATCTTTTTAATCCTACTGGTAATACTGCCGGACTAGGGTTCAAACCGCCCTCTGCTAAGTGGGCATCTGCCAGTGGATTCTCTACTGGTAAAGACAATATCACATTACTTGAGAGTGCCGCCCGTGGAAAGGGTATGGATGTAGCGGTAGACTTTCTAAGTAAGGTTCGTAGGCTTAACGCTATCGAATCATATCTATCAGCCTTTGTTGGTGGAATTACTAACTTTGTTAAGTCAGATGGTAAGTTGCATGTCAGCTTACTACAACACCGCACTGCAACAGGTCGTCTGTCAGGTGCTAACCCTAACATGCAGAACATGCCACGGGGTGGTACGTTTCCTGTAAAGAAAGTATTTATATCACGATGGGAAGGCGGCAAGATACTTGAGGCTGACATGGCACAGCTTGAGTTTAGAGCCGCCGCTTTCCTAGCACAAGATGGAGTAGCAATTGAAGAAGTATCTACTGGATTTGATGTACACTCATATACCGCTAAAGTTATTAGTGATGCTGGTCAGCCTACGAGTAGACAGGATGCGAAAGCGCATACGTTTGCTCCACTCTATGGCGCAACAGGATACGGCAGAACACCAGCGGAAGCAGAGTACTACACACACTTTACAGACAAGTACAAAGGAGTCGGGACATGGCATACCAGACTGGCTTCAGAAGCTGTAAACACTCGTAAGATTAAGACACCATCAGGGCGTGAGTTTGCATTTCCTGATGTGTCACGTAAGCGTAATGGTACTGTAACATTCTTTACGCAGATTAAGAACTATCCTGTACAGTCTTTCGCTACAGCAGACATAGTACCTGTAGCATTACTTCATATTGAGAAGTTGCTAAAGGGTATGCAGTCATGTATAGTAAACACAGTACATGATTCAATAGTCATTGATGTACACCCTGACGAAGAAAGGCAAGTCATTGATGTAATCAACCAGACTAATGAAGACCTACTTAATATTATCACGTTACGTTGGGGTATCACATTCAATGTGCCACTACTATTAGAATCAAAAATAGGTGACAATTGGCTTGACACTAAGGACGTTGCGTGATATAACTATCACTCATTTGAAACACATAGAAGGAGTAATCAACTATGACAACATCAGTACAGACTATCGACACTAACAACTATGCAGCAATGGCGAAAGCTATGGGCATAGCTAATGAGACTACAACTAAACCAAAGACTAGTACACTTGCTAGACTACGGTTGAACCACTCACCAATCATGGGTACTGCAGATGTTAATGGTAAGACCGTTAATATGGAAGTAGTTTCCGGCGGTACGTATAAGCTAGACATCCCGGATGTTGGCACATTCTACGCACCTACAATTGAACTACGTCCATACCTACAGCGTTACATGTACAAGAAGTTTGTCATGGGTAGCGGTGGTACATCTAATCGCTACGTTAAGACAGTGATGGCTGATTCACTTAACGTAGACCTTAAAGATAATGATGGTGGCTTTAATTGTGGTAAGCCAGCAGGTTACAT